ACGACTGGCCAAGTAGCAAGGAAGAAATGAAGACTACGACTATTATTAAAACTAGCGTATTGGAAGATAAGGCGACCAAAGTAGCCATGAGCCGCAACAATATTATACGTCTCTTCCTCTTGACCGAATTTGTATCCATAGTTTTGAGACTCTAAGCCAGTCGTCTCACGAATAAGCGAAGATGTAACAAGACTTCCATGCATAGCAGCGAATAAAGCTCCACCGAATACCCCTGCAACGCCGAGCATATGGAACGGATGCATAAGGATATTGTGCTCTGCCTGAAAGACAAACATAAAATTGAAAGTCCCTGAAATACCAAGAGGCATACCATCACTGAAGCTCCCTTGTCCAAATGGATACACTAGGAAGACAGCAAAGGATGCTGCAACAGGTGCGGAATAAGCTACACATATCCATGGTCTCATTCCAAGTCGATAACTAAGTTCCCATTGGCGTCCCAAGTAAGCTGAGATACCGATAAGGAAGTGAAAGACGATGAGTTGATAAGGTCCACCGTTGTAGAGCCACTCATCGAGGTTGGCTGCTTCCCAGATTGGGTAGAAGTGAAGACCGATTGCGTTACTTGACGGGACAATCGCTCCCGAGATGATGTTGTTTCCATAGAGAAGAGATCCTGCTACAGGTTCTCTAATTCCATCTATGTCAACTGGTGGTGCAGCTATGAAAGCTATGATAAATGCTGTTGCAGCGGTTAATAGTGCAGGGATCATGAGAACACCAAACCACCCCAAGTAGAGGCGGTTGTTTGTGCTCGTAACCCAGTCACAGAAACGCTGCCAGTTGTCAAATGGTTTTGTTAGTGTGGCTGTAGTCATTTATATAAAGTGTTTAAAAGATACCTGGAATGATTTGTCCAGTTGTTACGTATGCTCCGATGGCAGCAATGAAACCGATCATGGCTAGTTGACCATTAGTTCTTTCAGCTTGCTCCATTAAGAAGTCTTGTTCGTTATTGTTCATAATTCTAGGTGGTGTTTCTTTTGCAAAAATGTTTTGCTTACCGTATTCGGTTGTAACGGTCATTGGATTGAAAGATAGGTGATAGGCGAGGATGAAGGTTCAGGTCGCCATGACTATCTACTTTTTCTTTGTACCTTTCTTAGGTGGTCTACCTTTTTTAGTTCCGTAAGAACCTGGTCCTGTTGGTGCCATAATTAAAAATTAATATCAGATCTATCTAGTTTTTCGATGACATCTAATCTATAAGCAGGGTCATCGTCATACCTTGGGTCATTCATAGCTCTTAGTAATTCAGCTTGACTTCTAAATACATCTCTTGATGTCTCAGCTGCTTTACCAGTTAACATTCTTCCTTCGTAACCATTAGCATTTTCATATTGAGACTTAAGTCCATTAAGAGCTAATTGAATAGCATCTTTATTACCTGATTCAACAATATTATCGAAGGCAGTTATAGAGTTTTCATCTAAATTCTCAGAAGCCCAAGTAACTAAGTTCGAATACTCTGCTTCACCACCTACAGAATTCTTTATGCTGTTTACATCAGACTCAGACATATCTACTGTAGCCTGTTGTTGAGATGGTTGACCTTGTTGTAGTTCTAAGTATGCATTAACAAGATCCTGACTACTCATACTTGAAAACTTCTCAATAGTCTCAGGAGATAGCTTGTTACCGTTAGCGTAATACTCAGCAGATGCTTCGTTGATTAAGGCAACTGCTGGAGAATCTTCCTTAACTTCTTCCTCTTCTTCATTATCTTCTTTTGAGTCAGTAGTTTCGGTGTCCCCAGTTGTCTCGCTAGTTTCATCACCTTTCTCTCCAAGCTTCTTTTGAAGTTCGACATAAGCTTTCTCTAACTCTTCCGCATCTTTATATTTTCCTGCTAGTAATTGACCTTCTTTTTCAGCCATCTCCTCCCCAACTTTCAGGGAGTCTTGCTCTTCAGGTGTTAAGCCTTCTTCATTTAAAGTTGTGGTGTCATTACTAGGATCATATGTAAGTGTTTCTGCCATATTTATTCAGTAGGTGGTTCTTCCTCTAGTAGTTGTGGGTTCTTTGTAGGATCAGCTAGTGGTGAACTTGCCATCTGACCAGCTTGATCTACTAATGATTGTTGAACTGCATCTGCTTGTTGTTGCTCTAGCTCTTGTTGTAACTGTTGCTCAGTCTTAACTAGGTTTAATATGTCAATACCTTGAGCAGCTGCTAAACGTTTAATTGCTTCTGAAGGATTGATGAATTGCATCAATGCTTCCGGACCTAATGTCTGTGCAATAGTTGTGATAAATGCTGTAAGACTTTCTCTATCTTGTCCTCTACCTAACGCATTAACACCAGCCACAATCTGTGGCCGTACTAAATCCTTAGGTATGTTTGGTAATTCTTTACTACGTTGTAATACAAGTAGTGTTCTATTTAGGTATGGGATAAGGAACTCAACAGTAAGTAGTGAGAACAGCCCACCCAATTGTTGTTCCAATTCAAGCTGAGTAAGTCTTACCTCTTCAGCTGTAGTTCTTTCACTTTGCCTTACATTCAATTGCATGAATGCTTCAGCTATTCTTCTTTCTAATTGCTGAGCCATGTTAGCAGCTGTACTAAAGTCAGCTGTCTTACCAACTTGGATCACAGCAACATCATCAGGTCTACCTTGAACGATTGCTCCATTACCTGCATTAGCTATTGTGGCAGGCTTTGTTGTAGATGATGGACTAACTAGGAACACTACTTTAGCGGCTGCTGCAGAGCCTTCTACTAGTGCCTGAGAGAGACCTTCAAGTGACTTAAGATCACCTATAAATTCTTCTACTCTTCCTCTTCCATAGTCTTCACCATCAACCGTATTAAATCTGAGTGGGAGCCAAGGACTAGCTTTCTTTGGTGCTGTACTACGACTGTTAGGAAGTATTTTATCTAGTGCTTCCTGATGCCAAATCCAGCGTCCACTTTTTTCATCTAGTCTGACGTAGGTGTATACCTCAACATCATCCCCTTCTAAGCCTGATTTAGTTTCATCAACCACTGATTCGGGTTGTGAACTTGGCAGCTCAATACCAAGTATCTTCTTACTGATTAGTTCTTTTGTAACTATCTCTAAGACGTTACCATTACCATCTCTATTGACAACATATCTATTAAGCGGAAAGCATTTAAGACCATCCTTACCCATAAATACTAAGGCATTACCACCTACAATTAGATGCTTAAGTGCTTGATGTACTACTACTCGATCACTCGATGCAGCTATGTAATCCATCACCATTCTTTCCATCTTACTGAAGGAAAGATCTAGCTCACTTCTAATCTCTGGTGGTATATCTTCACCTAGTTTGTCATCTCTTACCTGCAATTTAAAGAAGGTAGTTTGTGGTGGTAGTAAAGCCAACATTAATTTTGCTGCTAAGGTTACTACCGCCTTGCTACCTACTGATTGCCAAGGTGTTTTTAGATTTTTCTGACTAGGTTTAGTAGATAAATCGTCGTCGATTAAATAAGGTAACGTGAGTTTAGAACAATCAACAGCGGTATCTAAGAATTGTCTTCTACCGTTTGTTAGTGAATTGTACTTCTCACGTGCGTTCATACGTTTAACCCTCCTGATGGAGTATTGGTACCTGTATTAACTGTATTTTTTAAAGGTATTCGTAATGCACCTGTACCTTTAGACATTGGATTCTTATCCTTCTGACTACGTGCTCTCCTTACCTGTGGATTTACATCTGTTTCTAATGGATCAGGTGTTGGTAAAGGAGGTGCTGGTGGTGCTGGTGGAGGTGGAGGTGGTGCCAATGGTGCTGGTGTTGGAGGCTTTGGAGCTTTATTAAATAAACACATTAGATTTCATCATCCATAATTGATTTGATATATTCAATGACACTGGCTTGACCAGCTCTATACATAATTGTATTTATCTCTTCCTTTGGATGGATTGGCTTCCAACCAAAATTAGATTCAAGTTTATCTAGTAACTCATCTAACCTTTGGTTGTGTAGCTTAAGAGTATTGAGGGAGATTTGTGTTTGCATGTTCAAAGAACGCTGGCATTCGTGCTGACTTGGTGGCAGAAAGCTCAGGAGCTTTGCCGTTATACATCAAGTTATCGCTAGAATCCAGCCAAAATTTTTTGCTTAAATATTTATCGCCATAAGTATTCTTACTTAATGGTTCCATTATCCAGTTAATCGTGGCCTTCCTAAGTTTATCCAGAGATTGACTCCAAGATAAGCCCATATCGAGACATACAAGGCTATTAGTGGCCACGTGTATTTGTTCGTCTCTGGAAATATCAGCTGATACCGTTCGGAGACCAGCATCCCCATTAAACCTAAACATAGGCAGAAGTACAAAGAAAATAGCACGTTCTATAACTAAGGCTTTTGTAATCATGTGGTCAGGGTGCGCTTCCCACGCATCCCTAAGTAAGAAAGCTTCTTTCTCTGCTTTCTCATCAACGCCAATAGCGTTAGTGATATAACTAAGAGCGAGATCATGTTTTATCTCATCCTTGACGTTTGATTCGAGGAGTTTACGAGCAGATTCGGGAACCTCTTTCTCAAGTGATTCTGCAATAAACTCGCCAACTGGTAACTCCATGTGGCGTATTGCGAGAGCACGGTAGATGGTTTCTTCTGCTCCCTCTTTAAGCTTTCCAGCTGTGGTTTGGACTGGTGTCCATGTTCTCTTTCTATTGAGTAACTTTTCATATGGGTTCATTCTTGACAATCGCATTG